TCTGCTGCTCATTGCAACCCTCCTGCAATTCACGTACATTTTCGCCCGTCTCACGATGCCACCACTGGGCAAACAGCGAACGGTGACACAACTCCTTACGAATATCATCAAAACACAAGAGCACAAGCCGGTCGCAGCCAGCAGAATCACAAATCTGCTGCAAATTCAAACGGACCTGCTCAACACCATAATCATCAAGCATATCAACATAATGCTGAGTAAACTCCTCATCAGTACCTTCTAAAAACCAACGGCCAGGAGTCAACAAAGAACACTTATACTCCAAATCGTACGGCAAACGATAACGGGGAGCACTAAACGTAATCCGCACAGGAACACCCTCAGACGGCTCAAAATCACGATAACGATTCGTAAACAATAACATAACAATATATCCTTTCAACTATAACCACCCAAAGTTTTTAGGTGATATATCTATCATTATAATACATGGAGTAGACAAAAACCACAAAGAAACCCAACCAACACAACAACCATATAACAAAAACCTATAACACAATCCAACAACACAACACTCAACAACTAACAAAGAACAAGGAGAACGAAGTATGTGATTACCCTCTTCCCACTCACCACCCAACTTAACGCTCTTTAACCCTCTTAGTAAATTTCAACTTATCCACTTCACTTGATTCTTTTAGTTTGAGCTTGAGAGATACTTACCCCTTACTACACAACTAACATAGTCATGTCTTAAGGGGCAAAGTCTAAACGAAGGAACAATAAGCAAGAACAAAACGGTAATCTTCACCGTCATCTCCTAGCCGTCGCCGTCGATTAAACTTAGATGGTGTCATTCTCTGTTAACCATCACAGCGGTAAACTTGTGAGGGCACTTTCCAACAAATATAACCTTTGTATCGGAGCGTGTCGGCCAGCCCGTTTATGCCACGCCCAGCCTCACAATCTGTTAACGTTTCACCCTCTAACGGTGTTCACCCGGGGTTAGCGGGGGCAAGAATTTTATCCAGCCCATCAACTTGCACATCAGGCTGTGTCGTATTATATGAGTAATTGTATCAAGCAATTATTATAATTCAATATAATTCTAGGTATTAAATTATGTATTAGTTATAGTGTAGCACACCCCCGTGACGAAAACAAACGAGACACACGATTTGCATTGTAGACAGAGTCGTGCTATACTGAGCATTGTCATAACTCAATACAGCACTGTGCACCCCGTCCGGAAGTCAGCCCCCGGACGGGGTTTTCAATAACCACATTTATCAAGCAAATATGCTATAATATATATTATGGAACAAGAAACATACCTCACAGTCAAACAATTCGCCCAACTCATAAACACCCCCAAATACAACATCTATAACTGGATATACGCAGGCAAACTACCCTACATCACCCTCACGGGCACCCACGCCATCAGAATCCCACTCAACAAAGCAATAACCCACCACCCTGCCACCAAGACAACAGAAAAGGAAACACGATGACAGCAAACCCTAAACCCCACCGCGACCCCAAAGGCCGCTTCCTCAAAAACACGCCCCCACCAAACCCCACAGGAACAGGCGGATTCACCGACCACCCAGAACACCGCAACAACGGCCGATGGGACCACCACGCCAGCTACACATACAACCTCAACCGCTACAAAAACATGACCAACAGCGAACTCGCCCAAGAAATCCAAAACATCGACAACCTCACCCAAGCAGAACAAACAGCCCTCCGCCTCATCATCGCATCAAAAAAAGAAAACGAACTCGCCTTCCGCAAATACCAAGACATCGCCGACCGAACAGAAGGACGCGCCCCCCAAACCATCAACCAAAACATCACCCAAACAGAACCCCCCCAAATCAACATCACCTTCAAATAACCAACAGCAGCAATGGATTATATTATCCCCCAAGAATACGCCCCCCTCTTCTACTACACCCACCAACCATATCCCGACTACCGCTACTACGACTTCAGCGGCGGCCGCTCATCAGGTAAAAGCACCACCGTAGCACTCGCCATAACACTCCAAGCCACCCAACAAAAAACACGCATACTCTGCTGCCGCGAATACCAAAACAGCATCAAAGACAGCGTCAAAGCCCTCATCGAACAAATCATCACCGACAACCAACTCCCAGGATACACCATACTCAACGACAGCATAATCCACCAAAACGGCAGCCAATTCATCTTCAAAGGCCTCCACGACAACACCGAAGCAACAATAAAAAGCCTCCACAACATCAACATCTGCTGGGTCGAAGAAGCCCAAACCATCAGCAAACAAAGCCTCGACATACTCCTCCCCACCATCAGAACCCCCCACAGCATAATCATCTACACCAGAAACCCCCTCACCCCAACCGACGAAATCACCCTCCGACACGTCACCAACCCCACCCCAGAAACCGCAAAACGCACCTACCACAAACACGTCACCTACAGGATACTCGAACGAGCAGGAATCCTCCCCACAGAAATCAAACACCAAATCCAAGAAGCCAAAAACACCCCCGACTACAACCACATCTGGGAAGGCCAACCAACCCAAAACCTCACCAACCAACTCATCACCTGGCAACAACTCCAACAAACCGAACACAACCCCCAACAACCAGGCGGAACAACACTCGGCATAGACGTAGCCCGATACGGAAACGACCGCACCGCCATCGCCACCATACAAGGCAACACCCTCACCAACCTCACCACATGGCAACACGCCAGCATCACCCAATCAGCACAACGCATAAAAACCATATGCAGCACCCTCCCCAACCTCACCAACATAAAAATAGACGACACCGGCGTAGGAGGCGGACTCACCGACATACTCACCGACAGCGGCCTCCCCATCCAACCCATCAACTTCGGCAGCAAACCCACCCAACCCAAAAAATACGACACAACCATCAGCGAAATGTGGTTCACCTTCAAACAAAAACTCCCCACAATACGAATCAACCCCCAACTAACAACTAAGAACGAACTCTACACAGAACTCACCAACCGCGAATGGACCATCGACAACCAAAACCGGCGAGCAATACAAAAAAAACGAGACTACAAACACGCTCAGCAAACAGGCAGCCCAGACCTCGCCGACGCAGTACTACTCGCCTTCTACCAACCCAAACGATTACATTGGAACGTTAGCGTATAATAAACAGTAACAACCATAACAGCAGAACAAGGGACATTTTATGAGCCGTTTCACTAACTGGATACGCCGCACATTCACCAACACCCAACCCGTATCGAATCCGCTAACAGCAAACTGGATATACGGAAACCAGAACATAGGAACAGACAGCGACACGTACGATAACCTGTTCCCATATATTAACAGTATCAGCCAACGATTCGCCACAATACGCCCCTATGCTACCAGTAACGGCATAACCCCACTCAACCCGCAGCCCGTAGCCATGCAAGCCCTCTACCGTCCCAACAACATGATGAGCGGCCGAGAATTCCTCTACACCATCAGCAGCAGCATACTCACCCAAACGCACTTGGATATTCTCGTCTGGACATCAACCCCCTACGGCGTGCAACCAGGCGGGCAGATAACCCCCGACAATATTATTGGTTACACGATACTCCCCCCGCATTCACGTCAATATTCGAGTAACATGGCAGACTGGACCTACCAAGTCACCATGAGTGATAACACGGTCCGCACATTCAGCCGTATGGAGGTTCTCAGCCTCGCGTACAGCCACCACCCAGCCGACCTGGCCGTTGGTGTCAGCCCAGCAATGACCGTGAGCAAATGGGCCACAGTAGACGACATGATAGCCGACTACCAGCGAGGCTTCTTCAGTAACGGTGCAATACCCGCAGGCATGATGAGCATAACAGCCGAAAACACAGACGACTACACTAACACCCGAGACCGGCTCGAACATGCTTTCCAGGGAGCAGCAAACACTAACAGTGTCATCTACAACATGCGCCCCATAGACCCCGCAACCGGGACCCCCAGCACACAGGAAAAACTCACCTGGACACCATTCCAACAGCCTAACAACACCCTCGACCTCACTACGATAAACAGTATCGTCTCCACCAAGCTTGCTGGAGCAATAAACGTACCCGACATTATCCGAGGCATAGACCACGGGCAAACCTACAGTAACGCACAAACCGCTGAACGAGCCTTCACCGAAAACACTCTCGACCCGCTATGCGACCTCGTGTGGGATAAATTCCAATTCGAACTCGACCGTATAACAGGAGGCCTCGGGTATGCTATAACATATAAACTCGAGTTGCCTGTACAGTCGGATATCGAACACGTGCAAGCGGAAACACAGCAGATACAAACACAAACGTTTATCAGCCTGGTACAAGCCGGCGCAACCCCTGAGCAGGCTGCAAGCGCTCTTAACCTTCCCGACACGTATCGGAATATCACCATCACCCCAAACCCTGAACCGGAACCGGAACCGGAATCAACACCAAACCCAGTCACGGAAACCCCGGAACCAACCATAGAACCCTCACCGGTCTCAACACTGGTCTCAACCAGGAGCAGTAAACAACACAACCCCAAACCCGAAACCCCCAGCCAGAAACTCGCCGCTAACAGTCGGAAACTGCTCCGCACGCTCACCCGCATAGCCGAACGCCACACTAACAGCCTCACCAACAATGAGACTACAGAACTCGACAATGCCGCTAACACGTGGATAGCCACGAGCATCAGCATACTCACAGCGATTATGCTCACCCACGCCGAGACTACGGGCAGGGATATTATCAAGCAAACCCTTACCGCTGCCGAGTCCAACCCCGCTCTGAAACAAACCCTCACCAGTATGAGCGCAGACACTATCAAGGCTCTCTACACGTGGGACCAAATACCAGACGATGTACTCACACAATACCGGCAACACTTGCAGCACACTATCAAACAGTACGTCAGCTACCATTACCAGCAGATACAGGATATTCTCGCTCAGGCAGCAGCAGAACAATGGCCCGCACCACAACTCGCGGAAACCCTCAACCAGTACTGCGACGGGCAGGCAAGCCAAATGATAGCCGAAAACGAAACAACCCACAGCCAACGGCTAGCAGGATTGTACGCCGCAGAAAACATCACCCAGCATGTGAACGGAATCACCATCAGCAAACAGTGGAAAACCACGAGCAAACATCCCTGCCCATTCTGCCAGCACATGGACGGAACCATCATACCCATCACAAGCAGTTTCATGCAGGAAGGAGACAGCATCACCATTAACGACACGACCTATGGGAACGATTACGAAGACAAGATAGTAGCCGATGGGCATCCAAACTGCCGGTGCGTGCTACTCTACAACGTAGAAAGCGAAAGCGTGAACGTATGATAATCCGCTGCTCTAAGTGTGGCCGGTTCCTTGGTGAAACCCACCAACCCACCACCATTATGCTGAAATGTCCTAACTGCCACTCATACAGCGAATACAAACTCAAACCCCTCACCACTCATGATATACTAGATTTTAAGCCCACCATAAGCGTTGTAAACGCGGGCCACGCAGAAACACACTAAAGGAGAGAACTTGTCCTACCGTAAACAGTTCACCGCTCCCACAACACCCAGTAGTGATGACGAAGGCTACACCCTTCAATTCCTGGCGAACAGTGGAACCGTTATGCAAGACAACGGATACACAGTAGACCTCGATACCCTACTCGTCCCTATACAGGACGGTGAAATGCGTAACGTCAACCAACTCGAAGAACAGGACACACTCAGCGTCCCGCTCCTCCTCGACCATGACATGACCGTCAACAGTCAAGCTGGTATCATACGTCGACTCTGGGTAGACGGAGACGGGCTGCACGCTGAAGCACGGTTAAGCCACGTGCCCAGCGGCGAACTGGTTCGACAGCTCGCCCTGGACGGGGCCCTCACTAGCAGTTTCAGTATCACTATCGACACACCCACACCTCCCGGTAACGACAAAATCATACACGACAGTCAACTCGTGGAAATCAGCGTCGTGTACCGTGGAGCAGACTACAAAACAGCATTCACTAGTATCAACAGTAAAGGAGAACATACAGTGGAAACAATTGAAAACAAGCTTGACGCTGACGAGAACAAAGCCCTGACCGATGCTATCGAGCAGGCCACGCAGGCTATTCAGCAGGCTGTGGACAAGCTGACCGATGATACAGATAAGCCAGACGATAAGCCGGCCGATACAAAGCCTGTACCACCGGTACAGAACAGCCATCAGCCACAGTTCAACAAAGCCAACACTACTGTCACACAGGCATACACGGCCAGCAGCCGCACGTATCTCGACAGTAAACAGGCCATGAACGATTACGCTAACATCCTGTTCAACAGTAAGAACACTGACCCACAGGACATACACCAGGAGTGGGCTGCGTTCGCCAGGGGAAAACTCGGCTACCAGTCCTACGCTTCTACCGTTAGCGGCGCAGACTATCTCATACCAACTGGCGTTATTACAAAGATAGAGGACGTTCTCAACACAGCCGGTTCGGGTATCTGGCAGGCTGTCAACCACACAGGAATGGACGCTCCTATCACTTTGACTGCGAACATGCTCGGCCTGGACAGTGACGATGGGCGTGCCCACGGCTACCCAGTATCTGAGTACGGGAACAGTAAGAAGCAGGAGAAAATCCAGCTTAAGAAACGCCAGTTTGTCACAGACTACGTATACAAGTATCTCCCCGTACCGAAGGGCGAACTGAGGCGTACAATGCAGAACCCACAGGTCCTGCTGAACTATATCCTCCAGGAACTGCCAGCACGTCTTATCCAGACAATGGAACGCGCTATCGTTATGAACACTGATTGGACTGACCTGACGATGTTCAAATCCGTGTACGCAGATTCGCTTCAGACTGATGCGGCTGCTGGTGCTGAGACGATAGCAGGCCAGCGGTTTGCTGCACAGTACACTCAAGCCAGTGGGGAAACACTGTTGGAGTCGTTTATCGCTGCTAACGCTCTTGTTACCGCTGAGGGTGATAGGATACTGGTCACCAGTCGTGAGAACGCTGCTAAGATGAAACTTGCTAAAGGTTCCGATGGTCAGTTCCAGGCACCATTGGGCGCTGACTATGCGGGTCTTATCGGCGTGTCTAAGATTGTCACTCCGGAATGGTGGAACGCGACTGACAGTAAGAACGCTCAGGGTGTTATCTTCGTCCCGTCCGCTTACAACGTGTACGGTGATGATGGTATCCAAGCGTTCACAAACTTCAAACTGGAAACCAACGAGAATCAGTTCCTCCAGGAAATCTTTACTGGTGGCGGTCTGGCTAAACTCAGGTCTGGTGTTGTCGTGAAACCGGCAGCAGCTGCTCCGGCTGGCCACTAAATCAGAATATTAACTGTGAGCGGGTATAGCCTTGCGTATCGAAAATACGGACGAGGGCTGCCCGCTCCTTTTTGTTAAACAGGAATAGTAGACAGAACGAGGAATGTAATGTTTCTTCATAAAGCAGACCGGCCGCTCCTCACGGCGATACCAGACAGTCTTCTCAACGATTTAGAACAGCTGGCTCTCAGTATGGTAAACAGTATGCTGTGTGAGAGCATACAGGAACAGCGGGAACGTGAGTATCATCTACCAGTTCAAGGGAATATTATCCTGTTTCCTGGGTGGGCTTCCGGAACGGTTACCGTACTCGTGGACGGGCAGCCTGTACCCACGTCGCATGATGATACGGAATACTATAAGCTGGTGTACTGCCAGCAGCCTGACGGCACAGTGGCTACCGTCAAGGGTACGTTCGGGTTCAAGTATCTTCCTGTTCCACTGCTTCTTGTCGTGGAAAAACTGGTGCGCTTGGCTTACGATAATCTCGACGACGACATGGTTGGCGAGGTTTCCTCAAAAAAGATTGAGGACGTGCAAGTTAATTATCTTTCTACCGTGCAGCCTATCCTGCAACGGGTTTTAAACGAGTACAGGAGTGTCCTATTGCGGTGGAGCGTTTGCACAGACAGGTATGGGATTGGCACGTTGAGTATGCCCCACCATAAGTATTATCCACCGTATCAGGTGAACCCGGCTGACTGGGGAACGGGGGTGTTGTATGGCCGACGCTAACCCGTTCCGACTATTCCCCCGCCAAGTCCGGACAGTGAGTCTGGTAACACTACCTAAAGCAGTGACCGGGAAAGGCCGCGAGGAAACCGTGCTCACAGACAGTCTACGTGTTATTGTGAAACGTAAATACAATAGTAGTGTGAACGGGCTTGTAGAGACGGTTCCTGGTCTCCTGTCCATACATATTGACGTGAGCAGTTTGCCGGAACCCTACAAGTCGGATTGTGTGAGGCTGGTGGATACGTGTATTAAAATCGGTGGCCGTAACTACCGGTGCAGAGACGTTTCACAGGGTGATGACATGGACAGGGGAGTAACACAGTTCATTACTGTCCAGGCAATACCGTGGGCGAGGGTAACATTATGAACACGCGAATAACATACAGTATGCATGTTTCCGGAGACTGGCAGACAGTAACCAGGGATAGTATGGCAGCCGGGCTAACAAGGGTGGCTATGGCTATCCGGAACCAGGCTGTCATCAACGCTCCTATCAGGACCGGCGCACTTAAAAACAGTGGGCGTGTCCAGTATGTGAACTGGCATGAACAGCACGTAATATTCGGTAGCAAGCGTGTTCCCTACGCGGAGCTAAGGGAGCGGGTGAATCATTTGCACCCGGCCACGACGCATTATTTGGAGCGTGCGGGTAAAACAGTAGAAGCGAACGTTAACATGTATTTTCAGGGAAGGATATAATAAATGCTTGGTTTAGCTGTGGCACAGGAACTTGAACGAGCAGGATTCGGCACGTATGGTGAAACCATTTATTATGGTATCAGCCCTATACTGGCTGACGGTACACTAACCGGCAGTAATTGCCTGTGGGTGAACTCGAACACTGTTGGCGTGTCTGGTGACCTATACACGGACACAGTGACCATCAGCACACGGTTTGAGGACCCCTTCGAACAGGACAAAACACTTTTGAAACTGTGTGAGTGGGTGCGTGGCAACCAGACGTGTATCCTGTCGTGTAAACCAATCGCTGATATCAGTTTCCAGCATTGTGAGATACAGCCACCAGCCACGGTGAATTTCAGTGCGGTAGACGATAACGGTCGGTTTATTAAAGAACTGGTTTTCCCGGTACGCTACAAACTACCGGAACAATTTTAATGATATACTAATAGTAACCCTCCTCCAGGGGAGACAATAAAAATATCGATATTTTTTTTAAGGAGGCCTCTTGGCAGCAGCAACAACCTACGAGCTCATCGGAAAGAAAACAGTGTACATCGGTGCGGAAGAATTCCCACCGGACCTTGTTTCAGATGAGGCGGCAACAATAACTGTAACACCAGCTACAACTGAAATCAGTTCCCAGATGGGCAAGATTAAAGTCCCGAACGGAACGTTTGATGAGATAAGCGCGAAGATTACACTTATTGTGAACAATATTCAGACGCTTATGCGTATCTTCCCGGGTATGGCGAAGAAAGCAACGTTTAATAGTGGTGCTACCGGGCAGGTGATTTTCGGTGCGACAGAATGCAAGTCAGTAACACCGGTTCCAGTGGTTATCCATAATGCTTGTGATGACGGTAGCTCGCAGGATATTCAGATACCGTCCGCGTATATCGCTAACGGTGGTGAGTTCAAATTTAAGCAGGGTGACCCCGTAACAATTGAACTGAATATCACGCCGCTGTCTGGCGAAAAAGGCGCAATTATTATGGGTGAGGGCATGCTTGACAGTGCTTCTCATTATGATGCTATGTCCCAGTCGTATAAGAAGAACACGGCTCCTGCTGTTGTTCCCCCGGCAGGCCACTAAACAACAGGAATGAAAGGAGCTCTTATGGCTACTGTTTTTGATACGAGGAATATTGAACAGGCAACCAGTTTCACAGTAAAGAGCAGTTTCGGTGACTACGAGTTTACGGTTAGCCCGCTGCCTTTGTCGGCGTATAACCGGCTGGTAGACAGTCAGGTTAAGAACCAGTCGTTGCAGCAGTCTGGCGGCCTGGACGTGAAACAGATTAACGAGTTTCAGAAGCTGGCTACACGTCTTGTGGAGCCGTTGATTGAACCTCAACCGCAGTTCCAGGAGTGGAAAGCGAAAACAACTGAGATTGCTTACAAGACAGTCATGGATAATGTGATTAGTATGGTTATGCCGAACCTGACACCAGCAGACAAGTAAAATCACGAGAGGGGCGCGTATGGCTGAGTATCATAATGCTCTTAGTGACCTGTCGGCTGAGGACATACGCAAGCTCCGTGAATTCAAAAAAGCCCGTCAGCCTGAAACAGAAAGTACGGTTGGCGGGTTTTCCACGCAATGGGAACGATTGCTAGCAGAGTTCGCTTCCTATTACGGGTGGCTGGGTGTTCGTGACGTGCTCGAAGACAGGCTGCCGGTGGAAACGTTTTATGGTCTCCTGGACGCTGGGCGTGTCCAGTATAACCGGCGTCGAGGTGAACAGCTCGTAGACTTGTATAACAGTATCGCGTGCGCATTGGGGGAGAACGGGGACAGGGAGATACAGAAACTCGTGAAACGGTTAACCGTAAAAGGCAAAGGATAGACTCGTGGCAGATATAGGTGATTTACGGCTTAAAGCGACTATCGATACGACTCAGTATGAGACTGGGGCGCAGCGTATCCGTGAGGCGAATAAGTCGATACGTTCGTCTGCTGAGGGTACCGCTGATTCTGCGAATGCTGCGGGCAAGAAAACGGTTAACGCGAACGAACAGGTGTCTGAGTCTGCTCGGAAGACGGGTAGCGCGTTTAAAGCGTCGTGGGCTGTTATCGCGGGTATAGCGTCGAATGTGGCCAGCCGGGCGATGAATCTTATCACGTCGAGCGTGGGTAAGGCTGTAGACAGGGCGGACCAGTTGCATAACTTCCCTGTAATCATGAAGAATCTTGGGTATAGTGCTGTAGACGCGTCGAAGAGTGTACGTAAACTGTCTGATGGGATTGATGGGCTACCGACATCGCTTAACAGTATGACTGGCATGGTCACACAGCTGGCCCCGTTGACGAAGAATTTGGATGAGGCTACTAACTTGTCTCTCGCGTTTAATAACGCGCTTCTTGCGGGCGGGAAGAGCGTCCAAGCGCAGGAAAACGCTATGACACAGTATCAGCAGATGTTGGCTGCTGGTAAGGTGGATATGCAGGCGTGGACGAGCCTGTTGGACGCTATGCCTGGACAGTTGAATCAGCTTGCTGTCGCTTTGCTGGGTGCGGGGCATAATCAACAGGATTTGTACAAGGCGATGAAGAGCGGGAAAATCAGTTTTGATGATTTCAATAACGCTGTTATACGTCTTAATAAAGAGGGGACGGCTGGTTTCGCGAGTTTCGAGCAGCAGGCACGTGGTTCGACACAGGGTATCGGCACGGCGCTGGAAAACGTGCAGAACCGTATCGCGAAAGTCGGGGCGAGTATTATCGACGCTATCGGCGTGGATAATATTAGTAACGCGATTAACCGTGTTTCCTACCAGTTTAGTAAGCTGGGTGACGGGTTCAGCAGTCTGATAACTCTCATCGTTAAGGGTGATTTCACGGGGAAATTCAACGCAGCGTTCCACGTGGAAGAAGATAGCCCGGTTGTTGACGCTATTCTACGTATCCGTAAAGCTATCATGGATTTAGGGCCGCATATTGTTAAGCTCGGCCAGCAGATTAAACAACTGTTTACGAGTAAAGTCCCCTGGGCTAAACTACTGCCCCCCGGAAACATAGCTACGGCAATTGAGAAGGTTACACAAAAACTGGGCTGGTTTCTGGACCATGCGGGTCCTATACTCACGGCTTACGCTGCTTTCAAACTGCCAAGCATGTTAACAAACGGTTTCAACAGTTTCACGAAGGTTGGTGGTAAGGTCGTTGACACTCTGCTTAAAGTGACAGATGCTTTTGAGTCGGTGAAGGGCGTGGGCGGCTTGTTTAACAAGCTGAAAGAGGTCGCTAATGGGTTGGAAATTGTGAAATCAGCTCAGGCGGCGTTTAACACTGTCATGGATATTGCTAAGGGTATTCAGATGGCGTATAACGCTGCTTTGGCAGCGAACCCTATCGGAACGATTATCGTGGTGGTTATCGCGGCGATAGCGGCCATTACTGCTATCGTGAAAGCGTTGCAATGGTTCTTTACCCAGACTAAGGTGGGCAAGGCTATTTGGGGTGCGTTGAGTAAGTTCTTCTCTGATTGTTGGAATGGTATTAAGAACACGTTTAATGCTATCTGGCCGCCGATACGTGATTTTTTTGTGAACGTGTGGAATGGTATCAAGGATACGGCGCAAAACGTGTGGAACGGTTTGAGTAGTTTCTTTTCCACTTGTTGGAACGGTGTTAAAGACACGTGGAATAACGTGTGGAATGCTGTGGGTAATTTCTTGGGTCCGATATGGGATAACATAAAACAGAGCGTGAGTGACGCGGTTACCGCGATACAGAATTTCTTCAAACCGCTCACCGATTTCTTCGCTTACATTTGGAATGATATCAAGGATATTGTTATTACGATTATACAGACCGCGATAACTGTGTGGGGGCTTATTTTTCAGAAAATCGCGCAGGTTGCTACTGACATTTTTAACAGGGTCCGTGATTTTTTTGTGAACGTGTGGAATGGTATTAAAGATACGGTTACCAATGTTGTCACCGCGATACGAGACACTGTGACCAACATTCTCAACGCGATTCGTGACTGGTGGACCCGTGTGTGGGGGCAGATACGTGATTTTATATCCCCGATATGGAACGCGATACGCAACACGGTCCAAAATGCTATTAACGCGGTCAGTAACGTTATCAACAACGTGTTGAACGCTATTCGTGGCGTGTGGAACAACGTATGGAACGGGATTAGTAATTTCATGCGCCCGATATGGGACGGTATAACAAACGGTGTGCGTAACGCGATAAACACTATCGGCCATGTGGTAGGCACGATTAAGGACAAGATTATGGGAGCTTTCCGTGGAGCTGGACAGTGGCTCCACGACGTGGGCGGAAACATTATACAAGGTCTTATACACGGTATCGAGGGAGCGTTTGACTGGCTGAGGGACACGATTAAAAACATGTGCGGGAATATCGTGAACTTTGCTAAACGTTTGCTGGGTATTAACAGCCCATCCAGGGTTATGCGTGACACGGTTGGTATTAGTATCCCTGAGGGTATCGCTGTTGGTGTGCGGCGTAAGCAGCCTCTTGTTTTTAACGCTGTTGGCCGTTTGGTGGATAATACGGTTTTGCAGGCGCGGCAGGTGTTCCAGCCGAATAATCCTGTAGCTGAGCCGGTTCGACGGTCGGAGGTGAACGGTGCGGGCGGGTCTGTCCGGACTGCTACGGTGAACGCCCCTATTAGCGTGTATACGAATGACCCGTCAGCAGCAGGCCGGGCGGCGGCTGACATGATTAACTTCTACTACGTATAAACAGGAGGCAACAGATATGGCACCGGTTTTAGATTACGCGAATGATATTCATATAACAGTGAACGGTTTCCCCCTCACCGGCATCAATGACGGGGTGGAATGGCACGTGACGTTAAGCGACGTAACAGGTTTGTACGATGGTTTGGGTACGAGTCTTGCTTCTACGCAGCGTGTTTTGGCTGACGGCGTGTTCTATAATAAGCCGTTTTATGGGGAACGGCAGATTAGTATAACGGGGAATATTTTTGGCGGCTGCTGGAATAGTATATTGTCGAGTTGGGAGCATTTCAAAGCTAAACTGCTTAAAGGTGTGCAACCATTTACCGCAACATTGATGGGAGTAACACGCGTGTGTGACGTGTATCAAGGTTCTACTGCGCCCGCAATTCTCCCTTTGGGTGCACAAATGGCGAAATTCACGGTGAAGTTGGCGTGCACCTCGCCGTTCCTGTACGGTGGTGACGTGTACACTGCGGAAACAGGGTTGCCCTCGAGTAATGGTGGGCGGACGTACCCTTATATGTTCGACACGGAGCAGGGGGCAGCAGCAAACGTGTGGTGTTGGCCAGAAACAGTAACAAGCGGGATTATCAGAATAAACTATAACGGTACCGCTGAAACCCCGGTACAGTTGACTATCAGTGGCCCGGTGGCGAACCCTACTGTTACGCATACCCCGTCCAAACGGGTGTTGAAGTTCGGGTTAGCGTTGGGCGCGGGGCATACGCTTACGGTGGATACCGGTGAACGGTCAATATATGTAGATGGTAGTCCGTTGCGTGGTCATGTTCTGCATCGCGAGTTTCCCGTGTTAACGCCTGGCGTGGCGAATCAGTTACAGTTTAGTGCGGACGAGTATAGTCAGGACGCGCGTTTACACGCTCAATGGAGGGAGGCGTATCTGTGAGCCGGACTGGGTTTGATGACACGGGATTGCATTGGGTTGCAGTAGAGCTTATTAGCGGTGATATTGTGTGTGAGGTTCCTGTGTTGCAGGTGAATCTGTTAGAGTACCATATGCAAGAGTCGAGCACAGTGCAGGCGAACCTTCCGTATGATACAGCACCCAGACATTGGGTGGATTGGACTGTCCCGTACACGCATGCGCTCCTTCTTCTTCAAGATAACGTGTGTGTGTGGGGTGGGATAATCGTCAAACGGTTACGCGAGGCAGCCCATAATTATACTGCTTTAACGTTGTGTACGGTGGAGGAGTATTTGAACAGGGTTTACGTGACAGACTGCGAATTCCAGAACACACAGCAGACTGTTATAGCACGACGGCTCGTTGATTCCGCGATACTGGGCAACCGTTTCAGCTTCCAGTATGACATACAACCGTCACAGTATTATCGCGACCGGTCTTACTACGAGAAAGACGATAAGACTGCGTTCGAACGGTTGAAAGAATTGACGGGTGTGATTAACGGTATCGAATATTATTGTGACTGGCAGCCGAAAGATGTCGATGGCTGGCAGCCATGTATCCACATCGCCGATTTTATTGGCAGTAGGACGCCGGTAACCAGTTTCGACGAATCCACGTTAAGCAGCTTCAGTGTGCTCGAGGATTATTCTTCCGGATATGGGGCCACACGGGTGTTAGCGTCGAGTACAGCAGAAGGTGATATACGCCCGGAATCATCGTGGCATGAAAGCAGTAACATATCACGCCCTGTAGTGGAACGGAAGTTTCAACCATCATCAAATATCACAAACATGGAAACGTTGGACGAGCATGCTCAAGCTGAGCTACAGGAGATTGAGAACGGGACAACAACTATCAGTTTCGAATCAAATCTAAGCAGCATGCCGCGTATCGGGAAAGATTGGCAGCTTGGTGACACGATACGGTGGATTGTATCGGATTCCAACTATCCGGACTATACGGAAGGTTTAGCGCGTATAATAGGATATAAACTCAGTTTTAGTGACGGGTGGAAATTCACCCCCACGTTACAGAAAGTAGCAGCATGACGATACAACGGAAAAGCTTTACCGGTTTGGACGCGACAGCCCGCAAGTTCGCGCAATTAGAGTCCGAGTTACGTGGTTTGGCTCCGAGCATATCGGAAAGTATTAAGCCGATTGTCCCACGTTTTAAGACAGTACAGCAGCGGATTCCGAGTTTTTTGTTAACAGGACCTCCTGGATGGGCGGCACCGACAGTAAAATGCCCTAATATCAGTGGGTA